GGATAGTTTGATATTGGGGGATGAGTTATGCTCGGGTACGGAGACGGATTCGGCCATTAGTATATTTTTGGCTGGGGTGGAGGAATTATACCAGAAGGAGGCAAGTTTTATCTTTGCGACGCATTTTCACGAGATTGTGTATTATGAGGAGGTCCTTTCTAAAGAGAGATTGAAACTAAAGCACATGGCGGTGGCATATAATAAAGCGTTAGATATGCTGGTATATGAGAGAAAGTTGCAGGATGGACCCGGAGAGAGTATGTATGGTTTAGAAGTGTGTAAATCTCTCCATTTACCTAGTTTATTTTTAGAGAGAGCACATGAAATTAGAAATAAATATTCCAAACAGAAATCCGTGCTGGAGTATAAATCATCTCATTTTAATGCTAAAAAAATCAAGGGAATGTGTGAGAGGTGTAATACAAGCATTGGAGAGGAAGTTCATCATTTACAGCATCAAAAAGTAGCAAATGAGGATGGATTTATAGAGTTGGAGGGAGGTCATAAGAATCATCCAGGTAATTTAATGTCGGTGTGCCGTAAATGTCACGATGAATTGCATAAACATGAGGGAGGACATATTCGACAAAAAACCAGCATTGGGTATCAATTGATGGAATTATAATTGGCATTCTCTCCCCCAAATTATATCTCTATAGAGTATATGTGGATATTATTAGGACTTATTATTGGTTTTTGTATTATTTTAGGATATATGATTTCTAATATGGAAACGCCCATCAGCGCCTTAACTCTACCGGCCAGTTTCCTAAATATACTACAGTTTGTGGAAGGAAACTGGATGGCCATCCTATCAGTAGTATTGGTTATCTTTGGTATACTTATCGTTATTAATTATTATCAGTTTGACTTGAATCCCCACATAGCAAAAGTATTGCAGAATGTAGTGTCGGTAGAAACGATGTCGTCTCATGAGGAATTCAGTTATATGAATAGTTCTAAATTATTAGAAGGTAAGTGTAATAATCTCTCTAATACAAATTGTTATTTAACGAAATCTTGTGGCATGTTGAACGGTTCAAAGTGTGTTGCAGGTAATCAGACAGAACCTACCTTTTGTACCGATAACGGACTTCCTATAATAATAAAGACGTGGCATCATGAGGACCCCCAATTAAGTTAGGGTCTTAGTGTTGGATTAATACATATGGTTCTACTTGGATAAATATCGCCTGATTCACAACTATCCGATTCGGTTACTTCTATGCATGATCGGAATCCCCTATCCTCTCCTATATAACAGAAGCCGGATTTCTGGTTCGGTTTAGATAACTGGGTGGTGTTTCTGGCATCATCTGGTTCTGGTTGATGATAGGTTTTTTTGGTATTGACGGTCTGTTTCAACGAATTATTACCTAAATCAATGGTATTAACTACTAGACCGGTTGCTAAAGTGGATGCGGATTTAATCCCTTTATCGGTTGTCGTAACAACTGTTTTTACCGTCTTTCCCGTAACAAATCCTACACTATGTAAAAAGTCTAACACCGGCCGACTAACATACTTAGTTACTAAATCAGTAGTATTTGCTAAATATTGGAACAAATTTACTCCCAAAATAGCTAAAATAATAACCAACATTAACACTTTAAAAGTGGTAGAAGTAAAGAAATTGGATGATTCCTGCATAGGCAGGACGGATGACATGGAGGATGACATGGGGGATGACATGGAGGATAGTATAGGCTTTGCTGTAGGAGAAATAATAGGTAGAGACGGCGAATTCATATATATTATTAAAGTATTAAAAATTTATGTAAATAATATATATGAATAATGAATTGCAACATAATTTAGATTATTTAATTGCCAATTTAGATAAAGTATCCGAAAAGTTTAAAAATAAAGATAGCAAAAAATATTTACAGCGTATTTTAGATGAGTTGCAATATAAAGTGAAAAAACAAACCAAGTTGGGACAGGCAAAACATAGGGAGAAAAAGAGATACGCCCTGGTGAAAGCACAGCATCAATCCAACAAGCACAAAAAACAGCGGGCTCCACTTGTTATTAAGGACATGACCCCCGATATACTAAAGGATATTAGTGACGAGATCACACAATCCTTACATAAAACCCCAAATAAAAACATACAACTAGGCGACCTAAACTCTTTCTCTCCCGAAATAAATAAACAACTTATTACCTTAAAAACATTAGAAAAAACGGACATATTTAGTAATTGTAAAGCATTGGATAAGAATAAACTAGCTCCCACGGTTTGGAATGGCGTTAAATGTATTAAATTTGATAATATGGTCGCCCAGCAAGTTTTATTGGCGAATTTATCGTCTAAAACCGTATATCCCGTAGAAAATATTATTGCTCCTAAACAAATACAAAGTAACTGCTGGTTTAATTGCATGTTTATGACCTTCTTCATTAGCGATAAAGGTCGTAAGTTTTTCAAATTCTTCAGACAAATAATGATAGAAGGTGAGACGGTAGATGGTAATAAGATACCACCTGATATTTGGAAGTCCTTTGCGTTGTTAAATTTGACGGTGGAGGCGACGTTAACGGGGTATCATAAGTTGGAGATGTTTAATACGAATCATATCATCAGGGATATATATAACGCGATACCTAGTTCGGCGAGAAAGGAGGAGATTTATCGGGTTAATGTGGCGGGAAATCCTACGGAATATTACAGGGGAATAATGAGGTATTTAAAGGGTGATAAAATTGATATCATGAATATAGAGCCGTCGTTTTTTGATACCGAATACGAGGGAGATTTACCAGATGCATTTTGCTACTCGGTTTTGGCGGAGGAGGCGCAAAGAAAGATAGATAAAAAGGCGGAAATAAAAGTAAAGGGAATCAATTATGTGTTGGATTCGGCATCTATTATAGATACCGATGGTAGGCATTTTTGTTGTGTGGTTACGTATAATAAGGTGGAATATGGGTTTGATGGTGCATCCTTTAAACGATTAAGCCCCTTTAGTTGGAAAAAACTAATAAATGCCAAGAAACGGTTCACCTTTAAAGGCTCGTATTGGGGTGGGACAAAAGATCCCATCTATTGGAATTTTAGAAATGGCTATCAAGAATTATACTATTATCGGGTGTGATTGATCCGACATGATCATAGCGAGTAGGAGTTAATCCTGCCAGGGGTAGGAGACTGAGCCAGATCCTCCGCCTCTGGAATTAATAATCTAAGCACTAGAGCTAGTTGCTTATTTATTACTTCTAATTTATCTTCTATTATTTTATTCTCATCTCTGATAATATTACCTATTACATTGATTGTATCACCCTTCCTAATAATTGCATCATTAGGAGATGCCGTATATTGTTTACTTGTTTTTCTTCTTGTATTTTTTCGTCGTTTTAAACTAGCAGCATTAGGCATATATATATATAAAAGATAAAAATTGAATTAATTATGATTAAAAAAGAAAAGAAGAACATGGAAGAACATCGACTAGAGCAGGTATCTCTACTAAAAACTAACTTAAAGGAATATCCATTAGATGAGCGCCAACCATCTATAGATCAAAACCTACAGTGGTTCGACGTAGAAACGCATACTACCGCTAATATGGTTTTACACACAACCAAAACATATATTAAACAATGTAATGCCGGTCCGAATATTGTTCTTGGGGCGTTTGTTAGCTTTGTAAGAGGTGATAGATACAACGTAAGTAAGTACGTGTTCGTAAATGACACCATATATTGTCCACCGGGAGATGTTATGGGTCATATCACCATGGTCGCTGAACACCAAGTATAGTTCTGTGATTACATAGAAAAAATTATTATATACTCTACTAATTCGGGGTTATTTATTGTCTGCTTTGGATTACAATAGTTGCCTCATCACGCATACTATTATATACCTCAATAGATATTTTAGCCGGTTTCTCGTCATCAGACATTTGATCAATCTCTTCATCTGACAGTCTATTCATTAATAGTTTCATTAATCTCCACATTTCTTTTTGGCTTATTTTAGGATGGGTTCTGCGGTTATGGGATGTAACCGGTTCATATATTACCGTAATACTCGGGGGTAGGGTGTTAATTCCTCCATCCGCGGCTGATAGGGTTGCAATGGGGGGGGCGTCTCTACGGAAAAAACTAAGTGCATTATTAAAATTATTCCTCAGGAAGAAAAATGTTTACACCTTTGGAAATTTAAAACGCCGACTTTATAGATAGTTTTTCTTTATTTTTTGGTTTATATTTTTGGTTTATATTTTTAGATAAATAATACTGAACTGCGGAAATTTTATAGTCTTCGCTTTTGTGTGGTGGCATTTATAATATAAGTATTAAAAAATTGAATTGAATATACAGCAACATCTCATAACTACAATGTCTACCGCTACCCAAAGTTTGCTTATTTCGGATTTACCCGAACTTGTTAAACAGATGAAATTAACAGAAACAAAAGATAAAAAACATATTTTAGAACAAATTAAAAACGAGAAAACACTAACCGGAAAATGTATATTGGGTCGTAAGTATTTAACCCCACAATCTACTGATTTAGAAACTATATGTAAAAATGACTTAGATATTGGTAATGCGTTAAATGAAACAAGTGGTGATGGTCATAAAAATGAAATTAATTATGAAATAAAGTCATCAATACACGCAAATCAATCAAAAATAAATTTTGTTCAAATAAGGCCTGATCACGATATTCATTCTTACATTTTCATAACGTATAATATGTACGAAAATGATACAATCGGTAAGGCACACATTTTCAAAATTCAATCACCCATTGTCTATGACCTTGTTGTTCGTTTTGGTGGATATGCTCATGGAACCTATGCCGCATTAGGTAAAATTACATCAGATAATATTAAAGGTAGGAATTGTGAGTATGCCTTAAGATGTGACCCAAACGCAAAAAAAGGTAAAAACATTGAACTTTGGAATGAGTTTATGAAATATGAAGTAGAGTATGACCCTGATAACTTTTAACCAAATTTTACTTTGTATAAGTATATTAATTCTTTTTGTCCAAGACTATCTTGTCTTACGGTGTCTTTTGACATAGAGTAGTCTAATTGTCTAAACCTATTTTTAAGTAGTTCTATATCTATAGCTGACTTTAACCAATGCCAACTTTTTGGTCTTAACACCTGTAATTCTGTATCAATTATTTCTCCACAGTTCCCTCCATATGCTTTTATTACAAAATCACAGTTTTGTGGTGGCGTTGGTTGATTATTATTGTCTTTTGGTCCATGTTTTAAGAAATTAAAATCACTATGCGTTTTATCATAAATAATTTTTTTTCTTTTTGTTTCTTTTTTTATCCAAATTTGAAAACAACATTTTGCTGTCATTTTGGGTGTAAAACAACAAGGAGTAATTGGAATATCTTCGTTATAGACTAATTCAAAGTGTAAATCTAATTGATTTTGAATACTAACTCTTTTAAATGTTCTTGGTATAATAAATGCAATACAATTTGCAAATTCAGCACTTTTATTAAAGAATTTCACTGCTAATGATGATACTCTACCAAAAGGGGGGTTACCAATAACTAAATACTTTTTATCTTCTTCTGGTTTATAATCAAAGAAATTCATTTTAATAATGTCTTTTTCAGTTGGTTCTATATCTAACCCTATTTTTTTAGCGTTATCCATAATATTAAAGAATGACCCTGAACCTGCACTTGGTTCTAAATGTTTATCATATTCATTTAAATTAATTATTTCATTTAGTTTATTATAAAATTTTAATGCAATATCTTTATTTGTATAAAATTGGTCTAATCCATTTTCATTTTGTTTTGAAGTATCCTCCATTTTTGTAATTATATTTTAAGTATTGTTTAAATTCAATTTTTTATAAAAATATATGCGTTATAATAAACTTTACATTTGTTTGAACTGAATATAAATGTAAAATTAAATGGGTTTTTCGTAGTTCTACATTAATTTATATTTAAAACGTAGGCAGTGAGGAGGTATATAATGGGTAAAAAGAGTAAAAAGGAAAAGAAGAACACAAATCGCACGGAAGAAGAACGGCTAGAGCAAGTTAACCTCATAAAAGCCAAATTAAATGAATATCAATTAGATGCCCGATTCCCAGATATAGATACCTTGTATGCTATAATGGATTCCTATATTGAAACCGGACAATCCGTCTCTGGCTCTCATTCTCTCGCGGGTAGCAACAAAGATATACAGTATATTATGTCGAATAAAAAACATATTCAATGCTCGGTTAATCTACTGGTGAGGAAATGACTTCGGAAATCACTTAAAACTATCCCCATATGATATAGTATATGTTTAAACGCCTATTATACGGTTTTGTAGGTGTATTCGGAATCGCTTCCATGAGTGTCCACATGTACCATCCAGAGAATAATGCTACACTGGTATTGTGTGCAGCGGTGCAAAATAGTAGCGATATGTCAAGTAGTAAGTATGTAGATAGTTTATGGATGCAGGAAGATGAGGATGACACGTTATTAAAATACCTATTGTAGTTGGGGTTGAGTTGTTTCGCTAATGGATTACAAAATAGGCTTAAACAACTTCCCTATTATAATGTATAATGTTTAAAAGCATGTTATTCGGTTTGGTTGGTTTACTGGGGGTTACGTCGTTAGATACGCACAAACCGGTGTATATTGCGTTAACACTTTCGAATACTGACGCCGTATATGATAAGTTGAGAGAGATTAGTGATCCCTTAAGTAGAAATTATGGGAATTGGTTAGATAAGGGAGAGGTGGATGCTTTGGTGGGGGCAAATACAGAAGGGAATAGGCGAGTAATGGAGTGGTTAGGTAAAGAAAACGTAGATAATATATATAATTATGGGGATGCGATCAAGTTTGTGGATACCCATAATAGGGTAAATGAATTATTCAAGGTGGAGGAGGATTCGTATGAGGAATCATATGAGATTCCGTTGGAGTTGAAACAGTATATAGATTTTGTGGAGATGTCGGTGAAGCCGATGGAGAGAAAGGCTAAGATTAACCGGCGTGCAAAGAGTGAGGAGGTAGATGATGGGTATTTTGGGAGAGAAAGTATGGTGCGTTTATATAATTTGCCTAATAAGTCGGTAGGAAAGGCGGTGTCTGGTGGTCTAGTAGAGTATCAAAGTAATCAGGGTTTTACGAATGAAGATTTAAATAGTCAGCAGGAGGCGAATGGTCAAGTATTAAACAATCTAACAAATATTGTGGGGAATAATGTAGGCACGGATGCGGAGAGTGAGTTGGATGTTCAACTCATCTCTCAAGCGGCGGATGATATTCATTTATGGTATTGGCAGACGCCTTACTGGTTATACTCAATGGCGGTAGATTTTAATAGTGCTAAAGCCGTGCCGGAGGTGTTGTCTATGAGTTGGGGATGGGCGGAAGATAGACAATGTGATATAGTATCGTGTGTTAATATGACATCAAAGCAATATATTAATAGGGTTAATTATGAATATGCTAAAATTCTGCTAAGAGGTACTACTATTCTCTCGTCGAGTGGGGATGCTGGTGCTCCAGGTAGAACATCGGAAGGTTGTGATGACTCCCGGCCGGTTAATGCGATCTTTCCCAGTTCTTCTGCGTTTGTGTTGAGTGTAGGCGCGACGTATGTTAAGACGGAGAGGACAAATAAAACCAGTGTTACTCATTTATGTAAAGAGTATGGTTGTGTGGAGGGGAGTGAGGAGCGGGTAGTCAATTATGCGGATGTAGGGTGGACGGCTGGTGGTGGATTTAGCAATCATACCATTGCTACACCATGGTGGCAGACGGGTGAGGTGACTAATTATTTGGCGACGGCACCATCCCTTCCAGACGAAGGAACGTTTAATGCTAATGGCCGAGCCTATCCGGATGTAAGTTTGGTGGGGCATAGTTGTCCGACCTATATAGAAGGAACGCTATGCAAGGTGGATGGAACAAGTTGTAGTAGTCCTTTAATGGCTGGTGTAGTAGCGGTGATAAATAAGCATCAGATATACCATGGTAGAAATAAGGTCGGGTATTTTAATCCATTATTGTATCATATTGCTAGGGAATGTGATGATTGTTTTAATGATGTGGAGGCTGGCAATAATTGGTGCACCGAAATGGAATGTTGCGACAATCCAACTAAGTTTGGTTATCAGGCCGTTAAAGGATTTGATCCGGTAACCGGATTAGGAACGCCCAATGTAGGTAATATCTTGGCTTTTTTGGATACTAGGTAAGTTTCTTAAAATAGTTCGTTTTCTTCAAATGAGTAATAATATATCTCACGGTTTTTACCTCCAGATGACACTGCTTACTTATTTGTTTCGCTAATTTATGTCGGTCTTTAATACATGCTACTAGGGGATTTTTATCTAAATATTCCCTTACGACTTCTTTATGCTCTAATGCTTTTTTATAGTTGGTAGAATAATGGAAACCTTTTATGATTTTATGGATGCGCCGTCTAGGTGCTAGTTTTTTAATAATATCTTCTTTTAATACGATATTATTATTCTCTTTCAAGGTTTTGCTGTGAAGTTTTTCCATGATGGTAAAGGTTTGGTTGGAGGGGGTTACTTTGTTTGCGCGCATTTTATCATATACAAACACGGTAGCTGCAAATTCGTTTGCATTGACACATGATTGTAATAGATTATTGAATTCAGAGAGTGATAAGGTAGTTTCGGGTAAGTATAACAGATCGATAGGTAGTTGTAGGTCCATTAGTTATAATGGACTGTTATTTTTAATTAGTATTTCAAAAAATTGAAATACTATTATGGGTTAAGTAGTATGGTACAATGCCTATCTTTACTATGATTCCTCTTGCCCAACATTTGATTTCTGTATTTGACAAGGCAATTGCCAGTCATAAGAAACCGGAAGAGGAGGTTAAAGAGGAGAAGCCTGAAGAGGAGAAGCCTGAAGAGGAGAAGCCTGAAGAGAAGAAGCCTGAAGAGAGGTTGGACTATATGAATAGAGATGCGGCATTAAAGGCGCGCAAAGAAACTGGTTTGATTTACTATACCATAGCGAGTATCGCCTCAAAGTTTGGAGATTATGAGCAAGGTAGATCTGGTAGAGGAATAGTTATGAAAAAAGACTACAATAAGGTGATGCGAAGGCTAATCAAGAGCAAAAATACTAATATTAAAGATCCAGAGTACATTGAGGGGTTAGTGGAAAATTTGTATAGGGCGCTTAGCCCAGAGGAGGAAAGTGAATGCTTGAATTACCATGATATTTTGATTGGGTTGGGTTCAATGTGTTGCGGTAGCCGAGATGAAAAAGTAGAATATATATTTGAGATGATAACCAAAGATACTAGATACGCCGGGCTAACCTTAAATAATATGATACATTACTTGAACATTAACTACCGGGTATTGTTTGTGACCACTCCGAATCTTAAAAACAACTATCCGGTTTCGGAGATAGAGTTAGCTACGATGACGGCTGAGGAATTATTTATAAACAGTTCAGATGTTAATCAGGTGATTACCATTGAGGAATTTAAAAAGTGGTATAATACCGATACTATATCGGGTCATGCGTTAAGCACGCCCGAGCCAGTGGTGAACACTAGAGAGATAGAGCAGGCAAAATACATTACGAGGTTGGAGAAAAAGTTGGAGGAGTTAGAGAGGGATTATAATAAGGAGTGGGAAGATGTGTCAGATAATGATAGTGATTATGTTCCTGGAGGATAGAGGGTTTAGTTATCATGAGAGAGATCCATCGTTTATGGTTTATGGTTTATCGTTTAATAGTTTTTTGTTAAAAATTGAATACGAGAGGTTAATAGTTATTAAGGTGCATGTCCACCTTTATAAAAACGAACGTATCCTATAGCGAATATTTTATTCATTCATGGACATATTCATTACTAAAAGAGTTATCTAAAAAAGAAGATACTAATATTAAGATTCGCGTACCAAAAATAATATCTTACGATAAAAAAAGTAAGGTATTAATTATGCAAACCATTTATGGAGATAATTTGTCCAATATTTATGGAGAAGATATACAAACGGTACCGATCAAATTCATTAAAATAATTCGTCAGTTTTTATATATACTCAACCAATATATGGTGGAGTATATAGATATTACAGGTTATAATGTTATGTTAGATAACAATGAACATCTTTGGATAATCGATTTTGAACATGCCAAGTGTATAACAGACACGGATATACCTAACCCCTTTTTACACTCTTTTATTAATGGAGAATTATCATGGAATCCGGAATTTAAATAGGACAATCTAGAAACGTTATTTTAAGGCAATACCTTTTTAAGTTGTTTTAAGACCTGGGCCTTTTTTCGTTGTTTTCTTGATCCATGTTTTCTTGAGCCGTGTTTTCTTGATCCATGTTTTCTTGAGCCACGATTTCTGGACCCTTTTTTCTTGTGGGTACGTTT